CCGGGGTGGCAAAATAGCGCACCGCGGGCCACGCCTCCAGGTGCCACGCTTTCATTTGCATATCGCAGAAGCCGCCTTCGCCGCGGCCGTCCACCCCGCCGGCCCGGTACCAGTCCGCAAAGGCCGCCAGGGCCTCCCGGCGCCACAGCAGGCCCTGCGTGCCGTAGAACGCCTGCACCGGGTAGGTCCAGACATCGAGGCCCAGATCATGCGCCGCCCGCATGTCCTGGTACGGGCAATAGAGCGGCACCACCTGCATCCAGGCCGTGTCATGGCGCCCGAGCCAGGCGTCCAGCTGCCACAGAAAGTCTTTGGCCACCCGCACATCGTCTTCGAGCGTGATGACCCAGGGGGCTGCTGTGTCCAAGCCTACGTCGACCACATGCAGATACGCCTCGTTCGGCGTGAGCCTCCTCGACGGCCAGCACAGCTCTATGACGCCGGGAGCACCGTCGGCCTCCTCGATGCCCTCGTCCACCATGAGCTTGCCGTGCTCCTGCGCGCGTAGGCGTGCCAGCAGAAACTCGCAATGCTCCTGCGTCGCGCTGCCACCATCGGCAATCAGTAAGCGCTGCTGGTCGAGAAGGCCACAGGTCCACAACCCGGCGGCGCGCAGGCTGGCCACGAGCCCGGCCAGATAATTGGGCCCGGGCGCCCGGTTCACGGTGCCAATGACGACCGCATAAGAGTTCACGCCCGTTTCCTTCGTTTCGGATCAAAAATATCCAGTTGCTTTGTGGCCTCGGTATAGGCACGTTCCAGCGTGTCAAGACGATAAAAGGGCACTGGCCAGTGACTGGCGTCGGACAGATCTTTTGGCGCATCCGGTTCGAGGTAGCGACAGATGGACAGGAAGGCTTGCATAACGGCCTCAGGTAAGTAGGGTTTCCCAGTCCGACGCTTCCAGAGGACGCACGGCTCACGATCAGGATGCGCCGGCTGTCGTGGCATGGCCGCTTGTTGCAACCGCTCCACTGCTTCGTGTAAATCGTGCTGTTGGTCAAGGAGTTGGCGATTTTCCTGGCGGAGCGCGTGGACTTCGCTATCAAGATGACTAAAATGTTCGTGATGATCCTGCAAGAGAAAGCCCTGCTCCTGTTGACCACCTTGCAGCGCCTGGACATCCTCAGTCAGGCGTGCTTGACCGTCAGCGAGCGCCACGAGACTGGCCCCAATCTGGGCAATCTGCGCCATGGTCATGCGCGGTGCATTCATCTGCTGACGTGCGACCGTCGTATTGGCTGCCACAGAGATCTGCTGGCTTATTTCATCGTCCAGGTGATGAGACAAGGCGAGTTGCGCGGTCGCGTTCAGGAATGTCAGTGGCTGATAGCCACTGCACCGAAATAAGGATTGGTAGCAACCCCAATTTGAGGTTAGTTCAGATTTCCTTGCTCTTACATGCTCCCAGTCCAGTTCTACAATGTCACCTTTCTCCACATAGATATGATAGGATTCTATCGAACGCAAGAGATGGAGAAAGTGCCGATGATGCCTATATTTGCCGCCTTGCGGATGCTGCTCGACATACTGGCGGTGAAAATATTGACTGGTATAGTATTCCTGGCCTTCCCAGGTCACGAGCCGCCATAACGCTTCATGAGATTGTAGAGCGTTCACACGCAAAACCCTTTCTCGCTCCAGACCCGGCCGCGCGGGTCCGGCGCCACGTCCACCCGCTTGAGCAGCGCGACGCGGCCATCGGGCAGCGTCACGCGATCCTCGGCCTGCAAGTTGGTCCCCACCGGACACCACACGAGTTCATTGGCGATCACCTCGTCCCCGGTCGCCAGGGTCAGGCGCGTCGGCGCCCGCACCACCCGGCAGGGGACGGGCACGGGCGCGGCAAAGACGCTCTGCCCGTCGGCGTCCACCGCCGTCTTGCGCTCCAGCTGCACCTGCTGATGCATGAGGGCCAGATAGGGGTTGTGCATGGCTCCCTGGTGCCTGCTGGCGGCTAATAGAGGGTCCGATACGCATAGGCGTCCGTCGCGTCCTTGGCACAAATGGCAAAACTGTCCTTGACGCCCGTGGCGCCCTGGACCATCACGACCAACCCGCGCGTGGCAGCCGAGCATGCCGGCTGCGCCTCGGTGCCCCAGGTGATCGCACGCGCTTTGAAGTCGGCTAAGGTGCCCTGCGTGCCATTATTGATTTCCACGACACCCGCCGCGCTGCGGTTGAGGCCCGTATCCACCACGCCATCGGGATTATTCACGGTCGTGGACCAGCGCACGCCAAAATTCGGCGAGAGCGTAAAATACCCGGATGTCCCCCCAATCGCCACGGCATCACTACTCGCGGCGACGAGGTGCAGGGAGTTATTGGGGGGCGAGTAATAGAGGCCGCTCGTGCTGGAACTCCCAAAACTGTAGGACGTGAGCAGTCGCGTGCCATCCACCGCATAAAAGGGCCCGGCTGGACTCCCGGCGCTGCCCGTGCCACCGCCACCGCCGCCACTAAACCCTGAGCCCGAGAGCAGCGCCGTCAGGCCGACGCCGAGGAGGCCCAGCAGCACGAGGAACCATGGACCCATCGTGCGCATGCGCGCTGCCTCCCTTAGCCCTGCGTATACCACAGCCGGACACTACACGGCCCGGTGGTACTCCAGTTAAAGACCAAATCTTTGCCAAGCGCGGTCATATACCAAGGCATGGCATCCTGCGGGTCCAGAATCATCCCGGCCCCGGCGCCAAAGCTCACGGCATAATCCAGCGTGGCGGGGCTCGAGTCTTTCACGATCAGCGTATTCGTCGCCGTACACGAGAGTTTCAGCTGATAGACGCGAATCACGGTATTGGCGACCCCGGCGATCACCACGGTATCCCCGGCGGTGCTATAGCTCGCGGCCAGGACTTTGATGACCCCGCCATCAATGGCCCAGGCCGAGCGCCCCACCACGAGCGCCAGCACCACGAGCACGATGCGAAGGGCGACCATGCTTCTCGTTCCTCTCCGTTAGTCTTGCGCCCTCTGAGGAGCAGGCCGGGGCCGCAGGAGCTGGATCTGGTCCTGCATCACGCCCAGAATGCCCTCATGCTGCTGCACGCGCCCTTGCACCTCGTCGACGCGCTGCTCTAAGCGCTGCATGCGCCCTTGGGTCCGCGCCAGCGCCCGCTCGTACAAGCCCAGCATATGCATCGCCAACGCGCCCAGCGACCCCGTGAGCAGCGAAAACACGATGGCGGCCACCCACAGCGAGCGCGGCGCCGGCGGTGTCTCCACTAAAACACCTGGAAGGTGGTGCGCCGGAGTCCTTGCGCCGCCAGGGTGCCCGACGTATCGAGCAGGAGCACCTGCTGCCCGTAGCGCGTCGCCTGGAGGCCCATGCCGAGCCGGCCGGCCTCAAAGTTGACGCGCGCATCCCCCATCGCCTTCGACGTCTCCCGGGGGTCCATCATGCAGGTCAGATGGGCCGCCAGCCAGCGCTCAATTTCGGTCAGCATGGCCGTCGACAAGCCACTCATGCTGAGAGACTGCGTGATAAGCAGGTCTGCAGCATTGATAAAGGGGGTACAATCGACGTTCGTGTCCAGGATTTGCTTTACGTCACTATCGGTTACGAGCGGCATCGTCACGCCCCCCACAACGGCAGGTTAAACTCGGCCAGGATCGTCTGGAGCCGCTGCGTCTGCTCCGGCGTGTGCGTGCCCGCGTGGTACGCCTCGACAAAGGCCAGCACGTCCCCCACAATCTCCCGCTCCGCCTGGGTGCTGTCGCCGGCATGGGCGCGGCGGACCAGGGTCAGGAGTTCCGGATTGAGGCGCTGCCCTGGGGGCAGTGGCACCCTGGGCGGCTCGCCCTCGACCAACTCAAAGCGGTCGGGGAAGGCCGCCAGTTCCGCCGGCGTCAGGTCGTCGATCAACTCCCCCTCGTGGAACACCACCGGCGGCCCCATCTGGCGCAAGGTAAAGGCATTGCCGCGGCCATCGGCGGCGGACTCCTCCAGGACGGTGGCGCGGAGGTGCTGCTGGTTGCGGCCGATCACCCGATACAGCGCCATTATGTGAGTCCCGTCATATGAAAAATGCCACTCTTGCCATCGGCCGTGGATTTCACCCGCGGGGTCAGGCAGGCCATCACAATATATTCCTCGGCCATGCCACCCTTTTCCTGCCACTGGACGACCGTGGTGTCTTGCCCGACGGACAGGTCCACACAGTTATTGCTCATGTTGACCAGCGTCGCTTCGCCAGCAGGCATGGTACCGGCTTCCCGCACCGCCCCACGCCCAAACCCCGGCAAGCTCTCAATCGTACTCATAATCGTCGTCGACGTGTTGGCGTTGAGGGCCATGGCCTGTTGGAACTGGATCGGGTTCAAATACAGTTTGAACGGCCCGGTGTAGCCATCCTGCTTAATGCCCGAGAGCATGGTGAGCACATTGGGATAGATATTGGAGGCCGTCGTCCAGGTGGCGCCGCTGCCGGTGTTGCGGTCGGGGTGCGTGCGGTAGCCGTAGATCGGCGTCCCCTGCACCACGAGGGTCGAGCCGTTAAAGACCAGGTTTTCAATGCCTTCACTCACCGAGCGTGTGGCGTCATCCACGTGGCTCGAATCGAGGGCATGCCCGTGCTGCCGCGCGGACATGAGCTCGCGGATATTGATGTCAAACGGCACCATGATAATGGGCACGGGCACGGAGACCAGCGGGTAATCGCGGCGATCGCGTTCGGCATCGACCCGCGGGTCCATCGTAATGGTGGCGGCTCGCATGGCACTGGACTTCTGGTACTGCGAGATCATGGTGCCCAGACCGCCATTGGGGAGCGAGAGGCCGGCGGCCTGGAGGTCCGCCACGGCCGCGAGGATGGTGCCCGAGACGGCGACGACGCGGGCATCCAGCCAGTCCCAGTCATCCTTGAAGAGGAGCGTATTGGTACGTAAGGCTTCGACTTTGAAGCCACTATGGACGAAGCGCCACATGGCGGTCATGTGTTGGTGGGCTTGCGCGAAGTCGTGGAACTCCTGCGCCGTCATCACCGTGGGGCGTGGTGCAGCCAGCATACCGTCACCTCCTTTCCAGGCGTCCGGCCAGGGGCTAGGCCGTGACGCGAATGCGGATGCGCGTGGCCGTGGCCGACGCGGCATTGTTCAAGACTTCGGCGGCGCGGGCGATGACGTTGGTCGTCCCCGGTTGCAAGTAACCATTGCCCGCGGAGACGAGCCCATCCCCCACGGCGACGGCCGCTCCGCTGGCAATCATCCACGCCCAGATTTCCGTGCCCAGGTCGCCGATGGCCCAGCGCACCGAGTCGCCCGAGGCATAGACCTTATCGACGGCCGCCACCGTATTGCCAAAGTCCGGCACCAGCGACTCACAGGCAAAGGCGCGTTGCGCGATGCCCGTCGCGGTGGCGTGCGGCCGCATCTTCCCCGCCGTGACGCCCGTGGGCACGTACTCAATCAGCATGCCGGGCGTGATCGCCGCGGCGGCTTGCTCTTCCGGCGGGTAATTCACATCGTAGGCCAGCACGATAGTATGGGGCATTTAGTACTACCTCCATAGAGACTGGTTCTTACTGAATCAGGCCCAATTTGCGCTGATGCTCAACGACCAACGCAAACGTCTTGGGCGGCAGGGGCACCTGTTCCTCGTCGGGCACCTCGCGCCGCGCGGGGCCCCCACGGCCGCTATAGTCTTTGACCGCCTGCACGCCCGGCCGCAGCGGCACGGCTGCCCCCGCCATCACGACGAGGTCTTCCACGCGCTGCGCCGTCATGGCCATGAGCTCGTCTTCGGCAAAGGGGCAGCGCTTCGTCGCCACCAGCACCTGGATGGCCGCCGTTTTGCGCTGGTCGTACTCGTCCGCCATGGCCTGCATCGGTTCTTGCAGATTGCCGGGCAAGGTGGCAATCGCTTCCTGGATCGTCGTCGGCGGCCCGGTTTTGATGGGCGCCAGGGGTTGCTGTTCGAGGCGGATGAGAAACGCCTCGTCCTGGCTTTCGAGCAAGTGCCGGTCCTGTTCCGTCCACCGGGTGCGCTCATTGGTAATCAGGGCGTCCACCCGGTGCTTGATGATGGCGGTGGGCATAGGGTCCTCCTCGTGGGTTGCTGGGGGTGGCCGGGTGGCCGTCGGGGTCGCGGCGGGGTCGTCGCCGGCGTGGCGGACGTCCGCCATGGTCGTCACATGCCCACAATTCGGGCACTCGACATCGTCGCCCGGCTCGGCCTCGGGTAAGAAACTGTTGCACTCAGGACAGCGTGCCGGCGTCGTGTCTGTGGTGTCGTCCGGTGCGTCCTCCGGGGTGGTTTGCTGCGTCTCCAGCCGGGCATCAAAGGCACTGTTGAGCAAACGTCGCGCCATGTTCTGCGCACTGGTTTTGGCCGCGTCGGGGATGTTCGCCTGGCTCCCACGCCCGCTGATGACGGCCCGCAGCGCGCCTTCATTGAGCTTGCCCGTGCGTGGATTGACGACGGGGAAAAACAGCAAGTCGCGGGCGTTATCGGCCGCCGGATCGCCCAGGAGGGACAGCGCCGCGACTTTGCGCTTCATGGTCGCTGGGAGATCGGCCACATTCGCGGCCTGCATCGTGCTATCGCCCCCCAGGGCCTTAATGGCGTCGGCGAGACTCGGCGCGGACCAGGCCGTCGATTCCGTGCCCGAGTAGCTGGGGCGACGGGCGCTGCTCAGCACATTGGTGATGAGGGGGTCCTCATGGAAGAAACGGGCGAGCATAGTCCAGAGCGCCTGAAGGCGTGTGGGTGATGGGTCAACCATAGGCAGAGTCTCCTGGCAGGCAGCGCAGGTGCCACCGCAGTCACAGGCGGTATGGAGACGCGGCGAACCGCAGCCGTCCGCCCAGTTACACGCGCCAATGGCATTGGGGAGCAAGGCCAGATGATCGGGCCGCAGGTCAAAATGTTGCTCACTGTACGGCGTGCCGAGGTACGAGCCCTGCCCGGCCACGGCATAACTGAAGAAGCCCGTTGAGACCTCCAGCTGTTCTTGCGCTTCGAGCATGGTCAGGGCCTGCTGGGCTTCCCCGCCCATGGCCTGCATGCGGGCCACGTCCAGCCACAGCTCGCCCACGAGCGAGGCGACCGGGGCGGTGCCGCGCGTCCCCTGGCCCAGGCGGACATGGTAGACATGTCCCACACCGCTGGTGGCCAGGACCTGGGGCGCGCGCGCGCTGATGGCGTTGCCGGTGGTGGCGTCTGTAGGGTGTCCTATAGTCACTGGGCAGGCATTCCAGTCCTGCGGCACCAGCTCGGCCTCGCCAATGAGGCCGCCGTTGAGCACCCCGGCGACCAGCATGACGCAGGGCGCGGTCAGATAGTCGAGGTTGTTGAGCGTCATGTGCTGGGGCGGAGCGGTGAGGGCGACGTTCACAGTGAGGTGGCGGAGGTTGCCGCGGGGCTCGCCGGTGACGCCGTTGGCGCCCCGGATGGCGGTGGCTTCGCAGGGGCCGGCGCTGCCGCCGTCGGCCATGCAGCGATCGTACATGCTCTGGGCGACCGCGACCCATTGGCGGACTTGCTTGGGACTGAGCCCGAGCTTGTGTCTTTTTGCCATGGCAGCGTCAAAGGGCGGCATAGGGTCCCCAAACAAAAAAGCTCCATGGGGAGGCCACTATCAGGTGGTCCCATGGAGCTCTGCGATGTGCAGGTCACCCAGGCTCACTGCCCGCGGGCAGTGGCAATCTTGAGGCTGGCAAGGCAGCTATGGCGACGTGACTCACCAGCCCGAGCATGAGGGCGAACCCTCAGGCGTGCGGTGCTTGTCGCCCCCCATCCCAGGGAACGCTGGCGCACCGCGAACCAGACGCATTTGGGACGTGTGGTGACTATGCTAAAAGCACGGGGCGGGGCGTGTCAAGGGGAAAACGCCGGCGCCCGGGCCAGTTCCGATAACTCTATGTTATGTCAACCAGTCGTTCTGAATATAGAGCTCGTCGTAGACATTAGCACGGATCTCAAGGCGGGCATCGACGCGCACCTCATACAACTCGTCAATGGTCGCCCGCGAGTCGTCGGCGTCGAGCGCCCGCAGGGCACGTCGCCGCCATTCCTGAACGAGTTGCTGGAGTTGCAGCGTGGTGCAGTCTTGTTCAATCCCTTGCATGAGGTACAGGAGCAAGACGTGCGCATCGCGCTCGCCCAGCCAGGCCAGCCAGGCATAAGGGTCGGGGGGGTGGGTCATGGGGCATCTCCTTTCTCGCGCCTCTCACGTTCTGCGGCGAGCAACTGACGGATGAGGCCACTCAAACCTTCTGGCTGATCTTTCGCCCATTCCATCAACTCCGGTGGCAAGAGCACATGTGTACTCACTTGCACCCCCAACCGGGGTTTGGGGCCGCGCCGTTTGCGTTGTGGCGATGGTGGTGGCGTCTCTTCCATAGCTATTATATATAGACAACCATTGGATACTTGACAAGACCAAAGTGGGAGTTTATATTATATGGCAGTCCATACAATAGACCGTTCACCCCGCTCTGGTGCCAGGTGCTCCTCTGCGTGATGCCTTCGTGGCACCGGCCATGGGCATGGCTTGCCAACGGGAAAGGAGGTTCCATGATGAGTATGGCGGAGTTTGAGGCAGAAAAAGCCCGGCTGCTCACGCAATATGGCAGCACCTCGCGGGAAGCGGGGCAGCGGCGGGCGCAGGAGTTGGCGCGGCTGTATGCCAGGAGTAAGTGGACAGTACGCGCCATAGCGGAAATGCAACAGCAATCCTACAAGACGATTGATTTTCAGGTGCGTTTTGGTCGCTTTCTCCTTTTGTGTACAAATTGTACACAAACCGGATTGACTGAAGGACGCTTCCGTCAACTCTGGCTGCAAACCGACAAGACCGCCACTGAAGACGCTCGCTTTGCGGCCGTCGCCGCCTTGCTGGCCGAGGCGCAGGCAGCACCGAGGAGTGATGCGCGTCAGTTGGGCAAGTCCATTGTGGCGCACTTCGCTGATGGCAAATGGCATCGCGTGCAGGAGATCGCGGAGCAGTTGCAGACTGATGTCCAGACCGTCATGCCCCTGCTTGACCGCATGGTCGCCCAGGGGCTCTATAAAACGCATACGGAGCGGCGCCCATCCGCCCATGGGATGGCGTCGTATCGCATCGTGAAAGGAGGCAACAAGACTATTAATCTGACGGCGTTTTATGCGGAAACCAAACCGATTCTGGACGACATGCAACAGCTCATTTCCGGCCATCATGTGCATTTTTCACAAGAGGTCATGGGAGTGCTGTTCACCAGATTTCGCCAAAAAATCGACCAGTTAGCACACTAAGGAGATTCAGCATCATGTTTACTCTGAAATCATCCACGACCCGCACGGTTACCCGTGAATTGGCCCAAGAATGGGAGAGTATGACGCCCTCGCCTACGGAACGGCCTTTCTCAGAAAGACGCTTCGAAGAGTTACAGCATCGCTATGAGGATAAACTGTTTATTCCCTGTCAATGGGCCTTTGTCTGGTTAGGCGGCAGCAAATTACGGATGAATGGTCAGCATTCGTCCAAGCTGCTCTGTAAACTGCCGGAGCCCTTCCCCACCGGGCTGATGGCGCATATTGACGAATTTGAAGCAGAGACGCCGGAAGATATGGCTGAATTGTTTCAGCAATTCGATCCGCGCGCCTCGTCCCGTTCATCTGGGGATGTCTCTGGGGCTTGGCAGCATACGTACCCGGAATTGAAAGACATCCCACCAGCAATTGCCAAACTTGGCATTGAAGGGATTGCGTGGTATGTACGGATCATTACGGGGTTGCCGAGTGGCAAGGGTGATAAACGCTATACTCTCTTTAAACAACGGGTGTATGATGATTTTTTGCTGTGGCTGTCCAAGCTCCTCACCATTAAAACGCCTGAATTGAAAACCGTTGAAGTCATTGCCGCAATGTATGCCACGGACGAGGTCAATGAGACCCTCTCCCGGCCCTTTTGGGAAGAGGTGGCACGGGGCGGTCAGCAATTTGAGGATCAGCATCCAACCACCGTGCTGGATAAATGGCTGAAAGCCTGCAAGGATCGCACCTGTCAGGACAAGATGAAACAAGCCTACCACTATCAGGGCTGTATCTTCGCCTGGAACGCCTACCGCGAAGGCCAAAAGATTAAAGAGATTCGTTTTAACACCAGCAAGGGACTCTACATCCCACACGATTAACCTCACTCGTCCCCCTGTCCAAGTTGGACAGGGGGGCACCTCATGACTCCCGGCGCCCCAGCCGTTCTTCCACCCCCTCCAGCACCAGCCGCAACTCCAGCGCGTCCCAGAACCCCCGCACCGCCGGCACGCTCGGCGGGTCCTGCCGCGCCGAGCCCACCACCGGCCACGCGGGGAACCGCGCCTCCAGGGCGGTGAGCTGTCCCGCCAGGTCCGCGCAGCTGCGGCGGTGGATGACCTCCTGCGCGTGCCGGATGGCGGCCTGCAGGAGGTCGGCGTCGGGGTCCATGGGGGTGGCTCCTTACAGGCGCGGCAGATGCTCTTCCCCCGCCGCCATCTGTTTTCTGTAGTGCGGCTCGTACACTTCGATCCGCCCCTGAAAATGATGAAACGTGAGCGAGCCGGTGGTGCGACTGCGGCACAAGGCCAGCCAGAACACCAGCACCTCGCGGGAGAGGCCATACGTTTCCAGCTCCCCCACGAGGGCGGTGAGCGACGGGCACCGGGGCGCACCAGAGAGGACGGCCATGCGTGTCTCCCTTACAGGACCAGCGTAATCGTGCACCGGCACTGCGGGTGCAGAGGCGGCAGCATCGTCGGCCCCTCTGGCGTCTGAAATGGCTCGTCCAGCGCCACCCCGCCGGGGTTCATGCCGGGGATCGGCGCGCAGCGCTCACAGAGGCGCTGATCGGGGGTCACCAACCAGGCTCTTTTCTGATCCGCCGGCAACCACCCCTCGTCTTGTGCGCGCTCATTGAGTTGTTGCTGCGCCGCATTGGCGACGCTCATGCTTTCGGTCCGGGCAATCTGCTGGGCCCGCAGGCGGATGCCACGGTCCGCCGCGAGCTCCACCTGACTCGTGATGTAGGCATCCGGGCGCCCCTCGTCCGTGAGCCGCTGGCGCAGGGCATTGACCGCATCGGTCTGCCTCGGCGTTAAGCCCACGACCTCGCGCAGGGCCGTCGCCGCCTGGCGATGGGTGCGCCCGGACTCGACGGCCTGGCGGACGATCTGGCGCACCTGGGCGCGGGTCGTCTCGGTCACGCCCACGAGCTCCTGGCCGACATAGCGCTCGATAAACTGTGTCATGTCCGGCGTGGGCACATCAAAGCGCAGCCCTGGCGCCTCCAGGAGCTGCTGCAACCCCGGCGTCAGGGCGTCCTGGATGCGCTGCGCCGAGCTCTGGAACAGCGTCTGCAGCGGCAGGCGCGTCTGCTCTTGCGTGACGCCATGCCAGGCCGACCACAGGGCGTGCTCGGTGGGCAGGGCGCCGTGCAGCACGGCGCGGGCCAGCGTCGAGACGTCCAGGGCGCTGCGAAAGTCGAGGAACGCGCTGAGCCACAGTGTCTCCAGTTGCCCCTCCAGGTCGCCGGCTTCGGCATGGAGCACCTGCCAGGGCTCACGGGTCTCCGGCGTCTCCTGGTGGAGGCGCAGACGCGGGCGATGCGTGAGAGTCAGCGTGAGCGGCATGTCACTGCTCCAGCACATCCGGCGACATATCGACCGTGGGCGTGTCCGGCACATCGGGGAGGCCCATGTAGGTGCGGCGAAATTCCGCGGGCGGCACGACGGCAGAGCCCATTCCTGGCCCGGCGTACATCTGCAGCGCCGTGGCATAGTCTTTGGCGATGGCGGCCCGGTCCTTTTCCGCCAGCGCCAGGAGATTGCCCCAGTCGACGCGGTAGGCTTGCGCCGGCTCCGGCAGCGCCTGCAGGGCAATCAGCCGGTCAATCAGCGGCCGCAGGTGGCGCGGCTCCGCCACCGTCTGCTGCCGCGCCGTCACCGACTCTTTCCAGTTGCGCTCATCCTGCTCACTGGCCAGACTGCCCCGCTCGGAGCCCAGGAAAATGCGCTTGGGAATGCGCCGCGTGGCGCAGATAATGTCCACGAGCATTTCAAAGTGCTTCGAGGGGTCCTGCGCCTGGCCGCCCAACTCTTTCACGTTCACGCCCTCGACGCCAATCCAGTCCCGCAAATTGTGCATAAACTCGTCCACTTGATCCTGGATGCCGGCTTCCGTGCCCGGATTGCCCGCAAAGTCGGGTTGGGTCTCTAAGGCAATGCGGCGCTTCGCATCCCGCCACAGCTGCTCCGCGCTGCCCCCCACGACTTTATAGAGGTCTTGCAGGCGGTCGTACAGGGGCTCCAGCCAGGGCACGCCATAGATCTCATCATCGAGGAGATCGTCCGCCGCCATATGGAGGACGCGGCTCGCGTGGACGCGAGCCTGGCCGGCCGGCAGGCTGACCGTGGGGCCGCTATAGAGGGCCAGCAGATCGCCGCCCCGGGCCATATTGATCTGGTAGTAGAGGGGTTTGCCAAAGTCAGGGGAGGCCGGATTGGCTTCCAGCTGCGACACCATGGCCCATTCTTCGCTGTAGGGCTCCAGGTAGAGCACGTCCTCCGGCCCCCGCACCGGGGTCGCCGGCTGGCTGAGATCCCCCGGCTGGTTGGCCAGGCCGAGGAGCAGCACACTAAAGCGCCCCAGATTGGCCAGCAGATCCGTGCGCTGGAGCGTGGCGAAGACATGCAGGCGCTGGGCGAGGGTCGCCCAGGCGGCCTCGAACGGCGTCTGGGTGGCGTCCTCGTTGTCTTCCTCGATCGCGGGCGGATAGGCCCAACACGCCTCCGGGTAGACTTTCATCAAGCGCTGGGCGAGGTCCTGCCGGAGGTATGCGGCCTTAAAGTCCCGGTAGGTGAGCGTGCGCTTGTAGCCCAGCACGTCGTCCATGACGCGCTTGCCGCTGTACATGGTGCCCAGGCGATAGGCGCCGAGACCGAGGCGGTCCATCACGACGGACATGGCGCGCAGGCCCCAGGCGGGCGTGTGGCCGTGCGTGGTGCCGTTGTCCGCCATACTCACCTCCCCCAGGCGCGGATGTGTTTGGGCTCCGGTTCCACCAGCAATTCGGTGTAGAGCCAGACGCAATTATGAACGAGGATGCCGTTGGCAAAATATTCCGGCGGATCAGCGATGGTCAGATTATACACCGCGGCGACGCCGCCAGAAGAGGACTTTACCACAGTGACGGGAGCAGGTTTCTGGCTCGTGCTTGCTTGTGCTCTGCCAAAAGAGTGTGCCACAGACGGGACACGACACCTGTTGTTCATAGCGATGCTCTGCATCGGCAACGGCCCGAGAGCATTGGCGGCTGCAAAAGTGGGGACGGCTGCGCGTGACAAAGAAGGTGGCATAGAGTTTGCCACAGTGATCGCAGGTATCCATGACCGATTGACGTTGATCCCAGCTGCGCTGCCCATGGTCCTTATGCCACGCACGGCCCGCTTCAGAGCGATGCCAGGCCGAAGCCAGGGGACGGATGGCCTCCAGACGTGCGGCAGGCATGCCAACCACTTCGGGATGCTGCTTGGCATGCTGCGCAGGCGAGAGACAGACAAGATTCTCAAGGGCGTTGTTGAGCGGATTGTGGTCTTTATGGTGGATAAGATAGCCCGGAGGGATTGGCCCGTACACGGACTCCCAGAGATCGCGGTGATATACGGTTTTGCCGCTGCCCCTGGGCGCGTGAAAGTAGACGCGGAGAGACCGTCGTGGGGAATCAAGGAATCGGGTATAGAGAATGCCGTTGAGTTCCAGGATTTCACGTCGTTGCATGACATCACTATATCACCCCAGACGAGAGAGTCAAGGGCAATAAAGCCCTGGCCCTGCACAAAAACAGGATGGTCCGCTGTCCCCTGAATCTGCTGCCCATTGGAAAACTCGATGCGTACCGTCTCCGCTCGGGACTGAGTCAAGCCGCTGTGCTGCACTGGACGCCAACCCACCCGTGTCCATACCCTATCCGCTGTCGTGACGTGCTCAATAGGGACAAGCCCGCGTGCGGTGGTAATCAAGGTGCCTGCCACCAGACAGGCGTCGAGTCGGTTGGGCGACGGCATGCCCGGCACCCAGCTGGTCAGTTCATCTTCCAGGGCCGGAAAGGTGCCGACATGGTGAATCGTGTCCCGGGCATAGAGCGCGGAGACGGGCTCCGCGCGCGTCTGTTTGCCCCGGCTCGCCCACACCATCTTGTAGTGGACGAGCGGGCTCGAGCGCTCCTGTTTGGCGTACATATCTCTGGCC